TTACCAATAGAAAATTCAATCTCAACCACAGCATCCGAGTTGTTGATTGAGTTTATTAGGTTTGGTTTGTTGATTTTACGGAATGGTTTACCAAAAAGTCCAAAACATAATGCATCCAATATGGTAGACTTGCCCGCACCATTATTACCAATAATCAATGTATTGGTAGATTTGTCCAGTTTAATCTCGGTAAAAGTGTTACCCGTAGATAACAAATTCTTCCATCTTATGTTTTGGAATTTTATCATGCCTGTTCTAAATTCAAAGCCTCAACGTATAACTCACGCATCATGTTTTTCAATTTGGTATTATCAATACCATCATTCTGGAGAGCATCCACATACTTGTTAATGATTGTGATTGTATCTTCCGCTTCGTCTATCTTATCATCTTCTGCTTCATCTGTCAAGTCTAAAGCGTCTTCAACAATGGTAATATCGGCAGGATTAACATCATACAACTTATTCATATACTGGTCAAACAAATATGGATTGGCTTTGTTTACCACTACCACTTTGACATACTTGTTTTTATAATCTTCCAATGATGTTGATAGGACATCACTTATAGATGATACTTTGTCATCATATACCAATCTGTGGAACATTACATTAGGATTATGAATGAAAGTAAGTTCACGTTTATCCAAATCAAAAAGATGGAACCCACGAGGATCGTTGTAATCTTGCCAAGTGAGTTCATAAGGATTACCCAAGTAATAAATGCCATCAGCATCAGATTTATGGTGATAATGGCCTGAAAAGGTGTATTCAAACTTATTGAACAATGAACGATTCAATCCTTCTTCTGATGGCATACCACGATGCATGGCAAAACCTGCAATTTCAAAGTGTCCCATACAAATAGGTGCATCAGTTTTTTTCAACATCTGCATACTGTCATCGAAGTTTTCTGGACAAATCCAAGGCATCATGCAAATCTTATGAGGACCAACATAGATTTCTGTAGGATCATCTATCACATTGATGTTACCATACTCACGCAACAACAAGTCAACTGAATTCACATCATTGGTATTCTTAAAGTATGTGTCATGATTACCGGCCAACATATGGACATCAAGGCCACGTTCTGATAGGCCATCAAAGAACATCTCTTTGGCACGTTTCAGAGTAAAAAAGTTTACATATTTACGGCGGTCAAATGTATCACCAAGAATGAGGACAGTATTAACACCCTCACTATCAATCATAGGAAAGAATGTTTCTTTATAAAACTTCTCGTAATACTCTAAAAAATGAGCCGAGTCATTCCTTGCGCCAAAGTGTTGATCCGTAATTATCGCTATCTTCATACTCATTCATTACCCTATTAAACAAACGCATAACTCTTTTGCGGTATTCAAACCCCAAAATATTTGCTTTCTGGCCTTCTGCATATGGTGGTGTTCTTCCAAAGTTTGTGTATTGTTCTGATGTCAAATCAATAATCACATTCTCTTTGTCTATACACCACCAATGATAAATGCCTTCATCATCCAAAGCACGGTACATATGCATAGATTCATGGCCAAAAATCTTATACAAACATCCTGCAGCATTGTGGCAATGCCCAAACATTGGATTTGAGGCATTCCTGATAAACCATTTTTTAGGCAACAAATCGTATGTTAGGTTTCTTTTTATAATTCCAGAAATCTTCTTCAAGTTCTCTGGAGTATAATCTACCATCATCATTTGGCGATGGGTACCAAAACAGACTTTTCTTTTTCACGGTGAATGTTTAATACACGTTGTCTTAACTCTGTGGTACTAAAGCTGTGTTGCCTAGAATTGAAATAAACTGCCATTGGTAAGTTATAACCAGTGAATTGCTTATCCCGATACTCTTCTCCAATGATTCTAACATCAATTGGATAAGATGTCAATATGTCCATCAACTCTTTTTCTGTGGCATATGGTATAATTTGGTCCACATACTTACAAGCTTCAATTTGGGTATACCGCTCAAACACGGATTGTACCGGTTTATTCTTTTCTGGTCTATCAATCGTAGGATCAGTTTGCATACCAACAATCAAAAAGTCACATTGTGTTTTTGCCTCTTTCAACATCATGACATGACCTGCATGAAACAAATCAAAACATGAACAAGTAAATCCAACTTTCATATCAATCTCCAATATATTTTATTTCTACCACTTTTATTTGTGATGAAGCAAACGATGAAGCTTCGTCTAACGATTTAAAAACTTTATAAAAATTATAACCATCCACTTTATTATATGTTACTTTATACATATCAATTCTCCAAAAATTGTTCAATGCCTTTTGGCTTCTTACTTACCTTCTTCTCATCTTTCTTCTTCTTTTGGCCAATCTCATAGTTCTCTATAAACTCAGCTATATTGTCGTATAGCTCAAACTGTACAGAACTTCCATCATGATCCAACATCTCAAACTCGTCTAGGATACCCATTTGTTCAGTAGACTTATACTTGACATACAATTGTTTCTTTTCTTTCTGGATTCGTCTTAGGAACGCATAGTAGATGATTTGTGTGAAGTATGCAAATGGATTCTTTGATTTGGTTGGATCAAAGTTCTCAAAGTACATGAGGCAGTTTTCAATACCATCCGAAATCATTTCATCACGGTATGTGTAACTGATAAAGTTTGGTTTGTGTGACAGGCCTTCGGCAATCTTCATCCAACATTCACCTATGTAATTTGGAATAGGTTCTTGTGAATTGGTTTCTTTGCGTTGCTTGTAGGCAATTAATGCCTGTAAGAAATCGGCATTGTTGATGTAATGTTTTGAACTCATGTTAAGTATACCATAATAAAGGTTGACAAAAGGGCTTGACAAGTGTTAAGGTCTCGGTGTTGCCCAATGATATTAATGTAATGTTGTTTCTTTAGGAACTTCCAGGTCATTAAATTCTTGGAGCATAAACTCCTTAATTCTTTCGGCCAAAGCGGCTTGTATCTTATCATCATCCAAAAGTGATGTGTCCACAGAGTCTTTTTCCAACCTGTCAATTGCATTTTCATAATACTCTGCAAAGGCCTTTGTTGGATTTGTGATAAACACAATGTCCTTACTGTTTAATACCACTTCATTCTTTTCCACTAATTCAATTGGAAGATAATAAGCCATTGATATGTTTGACACATTACTTCTGTGATAAACTTCCACCAACATTGGTTGTTCGATAACGTAATGGCCTTCCATTATTTCATTAACGATACCAATGATATCAGATCCATCTTGCATACGAACTAGTTTAATATTGTTCATTTTTTGAGTCCTATCTTGTAGGTTTTAAATGGAAACTTCTCTTCCGTATATATCTTCACTCTTTCCACAAAATGGCGCAAGGTAAAATTCATGTGTTTTTTGTATCTGAGGTCGTCTGCAATATCATATAAAGTAGCAATGTTTTTACCTTCAGAGTTTCTTAAGCCTCTACCAATCGATTGCAATGCTCTAACCCTAGATTTAGAAGGGGACGCAAAGATGATATTGTGTAGGTTACGAATGTTGATACCTGTAGAAAAGGTGCCATAAGAAGCAACAATAATAGCGTCATTTTCTTTTTCCATAATTTCTCTAATCTTTTCTCGGTCTTCCGTTTCCGTTCCACCATGGACGAAAAATACTTTTCGGTCACCAATTTTCTCTGTGTTCCGAATCATATCATACAGGACCTGTCCATGCTTGGCAACCATTTGATAGAGTATTAACGTATTATTACCTAAACTAACTGCAAGGTTTTTTATAAACTTATTTCTTGCTTCACATGCAATCAGGTATTGTATTTCGGTTTGATAGTCTTTATCTTTCATTTCCAAACACACCTCGTCTGGATGTTTCAGTACAAGGCATTTGATTTCAAAGTCTGACACCTGATTCTTGTCCATCAACTCTCTGGTCGTTGTCACTTGTCTGACTTGGCCAAATAGACCTTCTAGTACAAGCTTATGTGTTTTGGTGCCATCGAGTGTTCCAGTCAATCCAATTCTATACTTGGCATTAATACACGATGTTAATATTGTAGTCAACGATTGTGCCTTGAACAGATGCGCTTCGTCACCAATAATATAATCGAATTGTTCAAAGTAATCTTTAGGCAGTTGATACAAAGATTGCCACGTTGATATGGTTAAAGATTTGTTTGTGTGTTTTTCTTTGCCTTGATAAATTCTATGCACATGTTGGTCAGAGTCCCAACCATAATCTTGAAAGTCTTTGAACAATTGTTCTACCAAAGATGTGGTTGGCACAATGATTAGACCTTTGAGTTGTTGGTAATCCAATAATTGCCTAACAATCAAATAAATGATGAGTGATTTACCTGAAGCCGTAGGAGACAATAACAATGCTCTACGTCTTCTCATTGCATGGATAAATGCATTCATTTGATAGTCTCGGACTTCAAACGGAAGATTTAAACCTTCTATAAACTTTTTGGCATGATATGCTGAGTACTCTTCTTCTACTTCATCGTGTGAATATGTATAGTCACGTTCTTTACAGAACTCTTCCAAATATGGAATAAGTCCAATGTATAGTTGTTGAGTTTGTAGGTTTAGCAGCCTTATACGGCCATCCCAA